TAAAACTTTTAGATTAATTAGAAGAGTAAATGCTTATGTAAGAACTGGTACACCTTATCATAAAATAGGTTACTTTGCTTTTACAAAAAAAGCTGCGAAAGAGGCTAGAGAGAGAATAGGTGTAGATGAAAAACAAGTTCCATATTTTCAAACACTTCATGCATTTTGTTTTCATTTATTAAATTTAAATGAAAGTGATATTATGCAACCACATCATTACGAAGCTTTGGGTAAAAAATTAAACATAAGAGTAAACTTTAATGATAAGTATAATGAGGAACAAACACATTTTTTAACTTGTAACAATCCTTACTTTCAAATGATACAAAGATCTATTAACAAAGATATATCTTTACGAGAAGAATTTGATCTCAATGAACATGATAGAAAAGATATAGATAGTTGGGACACGTTAAATCATATTTATATAAACTTACAAGAATACAAAACAAAAATGCATTTACTAGACTTCAATGATCTTGTTAAAAAAGTTGTAAACTCAAAAAAATTTCCTAAGTTAAAAGCTGTTTTTATAGACGAAGCACAAGACTTATCTCCATTACAATGGCAACTATATGATAAATTAAAAGAAAATTGTGAAGATATGTATTTAGCTGGCGACGATGATCAAGCTATCTTTGCGTGGGCTGGTGCTGATGTAAATAGATTTATACAAGAACCTGCAAATGAAAAAGTTTTAAGATATTCCAGAAGGGTATCTAAAGCTGTGCAAGATCAATCTCAAATAGCAGTGAGTCAGATATCAGGCATCAGGAAACATAAAGAATACTTACCACGAGCGCAAAAGGGTCATGCGTCTTACATCAATAATTTTGGCCAGGTTGATCTTTCAAAAGGAAAATGGTTAATCTTGACTAGAACTAAAAGCAATTTGTTAGACATAATGAAAGAACTTAAAAGTAAAAATATTTATTATCAAACTAACAAAGGCAAAAGTTTTAATGTTGGTATTTATAATGGAGCCATGGCTTATACTAAATGGATAAGAGAAGGTAAGCTTGAAGAAAAAGAAATTAATGACGTTAAAGAATATATTCCCAATGGTAATTGGAATCCTGAAAAAAATTGGTATGATATATTCGTAGCTGATCAGAAAGAAATACTTTACATTCGAAATATAATTTCTGGGGGTGAAAAACTTTATGAAAATGCAAGGATATGGTTGTCTACAATTCATGCTGCAAAAGGTGGTGAAGAAGACAATGTAATATTATCATTACATCAAGGGGCCAAAGTACAAAAAAGTATTCGTCTAAGTGTTGACAAACAAGATGAAGAGCATAGAGTGTGGTACGTGGGTATCACAAGAGCAAGAAATAACTTATATAAACTGAAAGCTAAAAAGAAAATAAAGGAGTATAGACTATGACAAATAAAGATATATTTGAGGAATCATTTCCACAATACACCCAAGTAGGAGGGAATCATTACACTAAATTTCCCATACAACCCTACGAATTTATTTCAAAGAATGATCTTTCATTCTTTCAAGGAAACGTTGTTAAATACGTTTGTCGTTATCAACGTAAAGGAGGAGCAGAAGATCTTAAAAAAATTGTGCATTACTGCCAGTTAGAATTATTAAAATTAAATGATATGAAAAAGAAAAAATAATGCCTAACAGAAATTTTAAAACAAAAAACATTACTGTAAACAAACACAAGTTTCGTTTAGAAATTTATGGTAGTTTAGTTGATTGGGAAATATTTCCTCATACTTATGATGCAGCTTTGTATGCATTTAGTAATAAAAACAAATTAAATAAACTATCCGAAAAGGAAGCACGGGATGCCAAGACCAAACAAGATTCTTGAACCCACCAAGACGTATAACCTGTTGCTGAAAGAAGCACAATACGACAAGTTAGCCTATGCCGCACATCAAATGCAAAAGACTGCACGTGAACAGGTGGCAGTTGCTGACCTGATACGTGAGGCTATTGATATCTACATTGAAGCGTGGGAGAATGATGATGTCACTGAAGACGAAGAAGCTTGAAATAGAAATACTTGAACGGGGTGACGGTAAGTGGATGCTTTGTGTTCCTGCCTCATCCGTTCGTATTGGTGAGACAAACCGTGAACTGGTGAAGAAAAAAGATTGTGTAGACTATTTGCGACACGTTGCTTTATTTGTCGGAAAAAGTCGATGGGACTGTAAGATGTGGCTTGACAAGAACAAACAGGCAGTGCTAAAACTAGGGATACCTTACGAGGTGTCGTAGGGTTGTTTCGTTCGTTGGTTGGGGAGCGGGGTTGGATTTATTCCAGCCCCGTTTCTTTTTTTGTTGACAAGGTATTTGGTTATCGATATTGATTATGTATTGCCAATCAATGAAAGGAACGAACTATGGCGAAGAAGCTACAAAACATGACACAAGACGAACGCATAGCTTATTGGGAAAACCAACGGGAAAAGGAACGTATACAACGCAGAAACCGTATAGGTAAGCTATCTATTGACCAACGTGCGGCGGTTATCGAAATATACAAGCTACTTGATGATATACTTGACACTGCTTTGTATCCTGATATGGGCGGTATCAAGATGGTGTCAGCATACAGTTTACAGGAATTGTCAGATGCAAAGGACACTCTGCAGTTTCAGTTTAACCTAAATGAAAATAGATAGACCCAAAGAAGCAACGTGGGACAACGCCAAACTATATCGCGTTGATTTCTACGATTTGCGACTACCAGTGTCTGGCACACGGCTCGTGTGGGCTGTTGTCGGACGCAAATGGGTTCGTATATGCACCCCTGTACAAAACAAAAAGTTTCGTGTAAGACGGGGTGAATGG